TGCAGCCTAGCCGACAACTCCTTACCCAAGGTTCCCGTCTACCTCGACGGACGCGAGCTTTACCGATTTGTGGTGGTCCTTGTAGGATTCGAACCTACGACTTACCGGTTATGAGCCGGCTGCTCTAGCCACTGAACTAAAGGACCAAAATAAAAAGAAAGAGCCCTTGTTAGGACCCTTTCTTTCAAGTTTGTGATGAACTTGCTCATTGTTTATGAAAGCCCATACGCTGATAGAGTTCATTCTTGCGAGTGGCCATTACCTCTGGATTCCAACCACATTTTTGGCATTTGTGGTCCGATTCCAAATGGCAATCGCACTCGACACCTATATTGAACACACAGCGAGGGGTTTCACGTTTAATGTAAGTTTTCATGTTCATACACCTCCATATAAGAAGCTGTAAATGATGCGAAAAAGAAAGAGCCCTTGTTCAGAGCTCATTTCTTATAAATCTGAGAATACTTACACTACTTTTTGTCCGTCGAAATATATAGCTCGATCTAAGTTCGAAATACTTTTTCCAAGCGTCCTCATATGATTCTGTAGCGTATAGTTTATCATGCTGCAGAACATGACTGAGGGCACCGTATTCGTTTTCCAAGACTAAATCTCTCCATATTTCGTAAATGACTTTCATAGTCTGTTCACCTCCATATAAGAGGCTGTAAATGATGCGAAAAAAAGAAAGAGCCCTTGTTTAGAGCTCCTTCTTTCAAGTTTGTGATGAACTCGCTCATTGCTTATGAAAGCCCCATACGCTGATAGAGTTCATTCTTGCGAGCGGCCATTACCTCTGGATTCCAACCACATTTTTGGCATTTGTGGTCCGATTCCAAATGGCAATCGCACTCGACACCTTTATTGAACACACAGCTAGGGGTTTCACGTTTAATGTAAGTTTTCATGTTCATACACCTCCATATAAGAAGCTGTAAATGATGCGAAAAAAGAAAGAGCCCTTGTTTAGAGCTCCTTCTCTGTAGTTACCTCCAGTAAGGGCAACTCCGTGAATAAAACTTCCAGTTTTTCTTCTTCGGCTTCTCTAAGCTACCGTTTAGAATATTGAACGCAATAATGGCCATTTCGACCCATTTACGACCGCTAAGCCGATCAATGAATCGTGAATGCTTCATAATGCATTTGTAAATTTCCTCATCGGTAACAATGAGGCCGTCTGGGAATTTTGCATAACCAGTCAATTTTTTCATGGTTTAACCTCCTTAATGTTTGGTTCCGTATAAGAGGCTGTAAATCTCGCGGCTGTTTCCTCCATCCCGAGCGGTACCGACCCGGGGCCTGACTGGACATTTAACCGGACATGTATATTAAGCCGGCACCGCGATTGGCAGCTACCCCTGCTCCACTGCCTGCATCAGTCGCCCAAATGTTGTCACTAGCTAAGAGCTAGGCTGATATCCCCTAAAATATCATTTATTCAGCTTTGGTAGACGCCAGGTCTTCTTTGCACGCCTGCTGCCAATGCTCATCAGCTCGACGGCAGCCGTTCATGCTGCAGCTCACAGCATAAAGAAACAGACCAACGCCCATGGTAATCGAGCCTGCATACCCGCAAGCTTTCGGATGGTCATAACCAAACTGGGCAATCTTACCAAGAATCTTATTGTATTTTTCCTTCATGACATAATCCCCTTTCTAAATATCAATCTTCACTCGGACTTTCCATATCGGCCAGGAGCTGATCCACCAGATCCTCCTCAACCGTCATGAGCATGGACTGAAGATACGCAGAAATACCGCCAATACTGCCGTCATCGCGTCTCCAGGTATAAGGATTGACCACGACCGCGCAATCCTTGATCATCACGGAATCCAGAGTTCCGACATTGTCCTCGTCAAAGACCTGCAACTTGGAGCCTTTCTTCACGATGATGCGAGGCGGGCGAGCAGAGTCGAACTTTACCTTGACGGGAAGGTAGTACGCAGGTTCATAGTCGGGATCGTCGGGATGCGGCTTAGTGCGTTTGACATTCCAACCCTCTTCCTCAAGACGAATTGCAACGTCCTCATCATCGATAGTCAGAAGGAAGTTGCGATCGCCGGACCGGTTGTACGTACTGGGTTCACCTGCGAAGTTACGACCCCAGATTCTTGCGTGCTCGATAGAAAGCTGTCCATTGTTTCTTGCCATGATAAATTATCTCCTTTCAAAAATGTTGTCATCGTTCCAAGGCTCATTCGGCGCATCCCAAGGCGGCTCTCCCGAATCATCCGAAACGAACCATTCGAAGTCGCCGTATTTGGAAATCTCCTCTTTTGCCTTGTTGACCAAAGCCGTGTAATAGCTCCGGTCAATGTCATTCTCACGCCCCAGTTCTCGAACGACCTCAGATTCTTGCCAACGGTATTCCGAAGTGCCTGTGACGTATGAATATAATGTTTCGCCGGTCTTTTTGTTCTCGGTTTCGCGCATTAGTTTACCGCCGCCTGCGCCATCCACCATTGGACAAAACTGACCGACACGTCCTACAAATCTGTATGCGTGGCCTTTTGCGATTTCCTCTTTGAGCGCCTTAACTTCAGGAATATCATCAAAGACTCCCTCGGGCTCTTTGCACCAGGCTGTTCGAAGTTTCTTGAGTTCTGCTTCTTCTTTGCTTACGTCAGGCAGCCGCTCGTTTGTGTCCAAATATAAAGCCGTCTGAACCGACTTAGTCTCGCACATATCCTCGAAGACGATCTTTTCATGCGAGAACAGCGTCTTGAATACATACGGAACGGCAAACTGAGCACCCGTAGCCGTCCACATACCAGCAGACTCGGGGTCATCCTCAGCGCATTTCGCAATATAAACGGCGTTATTGACCAGACAGAACTTCTCAAACTTGTGCTCGATCTCAAAGTCATAACCGTACTTCCTGCCAAATGCGTAGATGAAGTCGGCAATTTCTTTGGTCGGGTTAACAACTTTGATAGAGTCGGTCTTGATGTGGCAGACGGTAAAGCCTTTTGCCTGAATCTCATCACGTAGAGTAACCATGAATAGAGCCGCTCGAAGTGCCACGATGTTGTTTTTATTGCGGCGGTCACGGAACGGGTTGTCAAAGCTCGCTGAAGTTAGGCCATAGATGGAGTTAATTGCGATTTTCAGAGCACCCGCAAGAGCCTTTGCACTACTCTCGTCAGTAAGATACTTTGCAAGCTGGCCATCAAACATCTTTCTGGCCTTATCAAAGTCCTTATGCTTCAGAGCAACGCGCAGGTCAAACAGGTCTTTGAGCCGCTGCGTATACCTCTCACCGAACAGATTCATCCGGATCATGGAGGTCGGATGCGCACTGATGATGTCGAACGTGGTTACATTGCTGTACATTCCAGGTTCGGCATAGACGTAACCACCGAAACCAACGTCCTCACCTCGATACATGTTCTTGCCATTCTTGAACTCATAGCCAGGAAAGCAGTTACAAATATCAAAGGACCCGGCCGGCATCACAAGCTGACCATCCGCAGCATACTGTTCGCCCGTAGCAAGATCCGTGTAGATGAACTCTCGCTGCGGGTTACGCTCGTCGCCAAACATGATTCTGCCGGTCAGAGTGTTTGTGGTGTCATTGACGACGCTATATCTACTCGGAGCAAAGATGTTTGCGAGTGCCGTCAAGATTTCACGAGCTTCGAAATCTCCGTAACGAGCCTCGAAGACCGCCTCTGTAGCAATCACGTCATCCTTACAATACTCCGCAACCTGCTCCCACATATCCTCGGGAACCGGTTTATCCCAAGGAAGACCGAGCTCATGATGATGGATGCCAAGCTCGATTTCGAACTTCTTAAGGCTCTGTTTAACCGCGCTGAAGTCCAAAATATCAGTGTAAGACAGGTTGTACGCCTCGCCGATGAATCCGGTTTTGTGATTGATCATCTTCTGCGAAAGGTTGTACAGCGATTTCAAGTTGGATTCGAGACAGCCGCGAGCATAGACAATATGGTTATCGTACTTACGGCAGTTAAACCCAACAAGATTGCCGGAGGTCATGAATGCACTCACTTCATCCGGCTGCGGGTTGATCATCACGTGAACTGGATTATCTTCACCTCGAACCTTCCAGCAAATGATGAACAGATTGGGAAAGACCTCGACATCGTAAAATATCAAAGCTTTCTCAGGACTGTCCGCTGCCGGTTCAAGGGGCTCATCGGATTTAAGATGCATCTTGTTGAGCAAATTAAGGCAATATCCAGCGTTATGAGTGCTGTCCATAGCGAAATTAAATATCGTCTGATACATGTCAGTGATATCATACTGCATTCCGCTTTTGTAAGCGCCCTCAACAATCTCATAAATGAAGTCCATCGACGGTTTTGTAAACTGATGGATCTCTTTATTGACATTGCGCATAACTTGCTTTCTTAGCCCTTTTTCGCTCATGATGCGGGCTTCGTTTACCACTTTCTTATCTCCTTTCTTCAATGGTAAACCCGAACTAATAGTTGCAATTGGTTCGTTATTGCATTTAGAGAGCTTCCTTCGAAGAGATGCCTTGCCGGTAAAGACCTTAATTTCCACATGCTCGTCGGCAACAGCAGCGAGTTGAGAAATATCACCTGTGTAAATATACTCAAGATGAATGCCTTCTCCGCCCTTGCTAAGCTCTGCGTATGTCTTAGGCCACTTCGAAGCAGCCTTAACATTCTCAGCAAAGGACTTATTGCCGTCCTCATCTGGAATATCAAAGTCAGCAGTTACAAGATTCTCCGGTCCCAGTGAGTAGTGAAGTTTTGACGTGTCGAGATCTCTCAGTTTCGTCGTTACTTCATCCCACTTCTTGAGTGGAGTTCCCTTGCTGTTGGCATATTGCGCTGGGTAATCGGCAAGGAATTCGTCAAGGATCGAAGGCTGCTCTTTAAATATCAACCAAGATACTTCTTCATTGGGTTTCTCCTTTCTAGGCTCCGGTTTGAAGTCGGTTTTAAATCTGTCCTCTCGCAAATCGGAATACACGCTACGAACTCGAGTGCCGTCCTCCATCGTGCATCTCTCTTTGAACTCCCAAAAATAACTTTTGAGTTCTTCTCTAAATACACGCTGAGAATACGGATAAGGCACTTTGGCAGCTTCACAATATTGGATATACAGTTGGTATGCGTCTTTCAACGTTACGAATTCTTCTTGCTTGAAGACGTAGTAGTTGTCCATCATGAAGTTGAAGAAGTCGTTGGACGCACCCATCATGTTGATCGGAGTGTACTTGTCGTAGAGGTGCTTATTGCTTTCGTACACTTCTTTGCAGTGCCATGCAATGCCGCCAAGTTCGTATTTGACTTTGTCCATGAGCTCGTCGTACTCGTCAGCTTCAAATTTCGAACCTGTAGGAGTAACGTCTATCAAACGTCTGATAAGACCTGACTTGGAGTCTGTAATCTTAACGGGTTTATTCGTGCCCATGAACAGAAACGCGTTGAAATGAGTTGCGTAGGTCGATTTGAATTTCTCGTTGACGGTCATTACCTCATGAGAAACCAACGAATTAAGTCTCGTGTTGTCCTCAATTTGAGATAGGTTGCCGTCGTGCTGGATCGCTACAAGAGGATTTGATCGAAACGCCTCAAGCGCGAATTGGTTGTTACTGGATCCGAGCGCTTTTGCATCAAACGCTTCCACGTAACCTTCAAAGAGCTTCTCGATGATCTTAATGACTGTGCCTTTACCAGATCCTGGATCGCCGTATAAGACAACGAACTTCTGGATTTTCTTTGAATCACCGTTAACAACTGATCCAATCGCCCATTCTATCTTTTGCCTCTCTTCCGGACTGTATAGACGGCTCATAAGAGTGTCGTACGCTGAAATATCACCCGGTTCGAGCGCATAGGACAGACGTTTGGAAGCGTAGTCTTTTTTGGTTAGTTTGGTGTTTGAAAACGCAAGCTTCTCGTCAAGGTTTTTATTAGAGCTTCGAAGCTGCTTCTGACAATACTTATGGAACTCATCGATCAGGTGTGTTTTGGCCTCAACCATGTGGAGAGCCCTCACGCGACCGTCGAAGCAGTCCTTATACTCGCGGACAAATCTGTCAACCTCGCTGTCAACAAGGTTAATTACGTCCTGCTCGTCAGTTGACCAAAGGCCCTGATCCTCGAGCCAGACCGCATGAAAGTCGTTTCCTCGAGTCAGAAGGTCTTTACTTTTAATCATTAGGAATGAAGGATAAACCTCGTACCCTGTTTTCTTTTCGGCCCAATCAATTTTGAAGAAGTCGACTACAGGAACGAAGTCGAATACTTTTGGGTCAATCACATAATTGTACCTCCTTTCATTCCTGTACCGAGCTGGTTAAGTACCACATCATCTGGTACCAAATATCAACTTCACGCAGGTCTCTTCTTGGATTCGGAACGTGGAACAGTCCGCCGTGCTCCCCGTCAAAGTCGTATTCCCGATCCATAAAACGGTCGACAATATAATAGACAACCCCGGCATCGTATCTGTCATTTGTGATACGAGTTAATCCGAGGTTGTCCATCATGGTCCAAAACCATAGACCGGTTCTATCGCCATACTCAGGGTTTGTCATGATTTGCTCTTCGCAACGAACCGCCAAAGCAACAAGCATCTCTAACACGCTGCATGGTCTAATGTCGAGTGCTGAAGCTATGATTCTTGCTTCAATTCGTTGCTCTCTGGCGAACCGGTATCTGAGATTTATTCCATCCTCTTCTCTGCACTCATCCATAGGGTGCGTATACTCGAAATCTATGTGATGCAGTTCAGACAGCATTAGAGAATGGGAATCGAAATCCCAATCGGCGTCATTGCAAATGAGCTGACACATCCACTTAAAGTAAGCTCTGTTCAGCTCGTTGTAACTCAAGTTATTCCTCCTCGTTGATTAGGCCGTCCACAAGATGCGGCTTTTTACCTACCACATCCGTGTACTGTCTAAGGTCTTTGAAGATGCCAATATCCATCTTCAGTTTGTCATTGCGAATATAGACCGAGTCTTCCTCATATTCGCCAAAATGGGTAAGAGCGTCAGGGCCTACTGCAAGCTCGAATTGTCGTTTCGGAACGAGCTCGTATGCGCCGTTTGACACTCTCCCATCGGTAAATATCATGTATTCTCCAGTCTCATATCCACAACTGCCAACGTCATCCGGCGAAATTACACGAATCTCAGGCAAAGTGGGGTCGGTCTCTTCATCCGCATCCGAGTAGCCGTTTGAAGTGATCACGTTCATCATGTCCGAAATATCATGCATAGTGAACGTCTGAGGTTCGTCATACTCTGGAGTTTCAGAAGTCTCATCGACCGGCTCGGGTTCACCTTCACTGATGCTCACCAAAGTCATATTCCGTTTTGCAAGCTCATTTTTAAGCGCCATGTCATATGAGTTGATGACTTCTTCGTCTCGTTTCTTTTGGATAAGCATTCCGGCGCCAATACCAGCAGCAAAGCAGATACCAGCGCCGAGAATTGCAAAAATATCATTTTTTTTCATCGTCGTCCTCCGTTTTAAGATTTATTAGACTTCGATAAGCGGAACCGGCTGGTTAAGTTCGATGATAAGCGCATCTCTCTCGAAATCCTCAAACATTTCCGTTTCGGTTCTGTGAATATCACGGATTCCAAGAGATACGAAGCCTGCGTCACCTACTGGATCAGATTCGCCACCAACTACATAACCGAGAACCTGGCCGGCATCGATACGAGGCCGATACAGTTTATCGAGGACTTCGTTGAGATATAGTTTGCCTTTCTTAGTTTTGCTATAGGCTCGGATGTTAAGCTGCTCATTGAGTTCGCGTTCAATACCCATAATTTGAGCAACCATATATGAGCGATCGTCATTCCACAAAGGATCTTTGCTGCCATCAGGAAACGTCGGACGAATCTCGAAGTACAACAAAGACGGGTCGATTTCGCCGCTAATGGTTTCGATGTCCTTCTTAACTGTCTTCATCTTGCCGTCTTCGCCTTCAACCTTCTCTTTGACGGTCTCTTTGTGAGAGCCAACAAGAAGCTCATGGTCAACATCGTCACCGAAGCGTTCTCTTGCCCGCCCACGATAACTCGAGAATGTGCTGCTGAGCATCGTGTATGCGGCGGCCATACTGGTATAGCGGTCTTTCAGGATTTTACTCGACCAACACATCAAGAAGATGCCAGTTCCACTTACAGCCGCTGCAGGGCCGTAGAGTTTGGTAAAGCGCCAACCAGTGCGGAAATACGCTTTCGTGAGTTCTTTACCGCGTTCTCTGCTGGACTCGAACTCTTCCTCACGGACTTCCTGAATATCATTAGTTGACTCCTCGACGGTCTTCTCCAGCTTGAGAGTGGATTTGCACCACATAAAGATGCCTCCAACGATCGCGGTACCGCCAACGATCTGGCAAATCTCAGGTGCGTGTTCCTTCGCTGCCATGCCGACGCTTTTTGCGATTGCGCCAGCCTTTTTCAAAATATCAGTTTTATTCACTTTTGGTTCTCCTTCGTTTGGTTTTTAAGTTCGACACGGCTGATGAGATGATCGAGATACCATCTGGCTTTCTTCAGATCCTCAAGGCCGTTTTTATGTGGCCATCGCATGATGTATTTCAAAACATTAGCGGTATCAGTAGCGTAGATGCCACTGAGACCTTCTGTGAAAGCCTCAATGACATCAATCGCTTCGATACCTTTCTTTGAAATATAATGCGAAGGATGGTTCACGTTATCTGCCATAGTGCCTCCTTACAGCGGACGGGCTTTGGGCAACTTAAGCTCCCATCTACCATCATGGGTTCTAACAATTTTGGTGTTGGCATCTGAAATATCAGTCCAACCGAATTTGGCATACGTGTTTTTAACCTCTGAAATCTCTGCAAAGTCGCACAGATCCATGATCGATGCTGCCTGATGCTGCTCGATTTCAAGCTCAAGCGCAGCCTTAACGCCGACTGCATCCGACCGATCATCAAACACTAGGTTATTCCATGTTAGCTCTTCATCAGAACTGTCTCTGCTTCGAGTAGACCGTTTACGATAGACGTAATCTTCTTCGTCGAAGATGCTGTTGTACGAAATATTTGAAAGGATCGACTTCTTTTTCTTAGTTTTAGAAGGCGAAGATCCACCTGGGCCAAATATCCACGTATCAACCGCGCCATCTACTGCAGACGACACCAAATCCCGAAGCTTTGGCTCAAGAATATCCTTTATAAGGAACTTCTTGATATCCTCTGCATCGCCCTGGAAGAAGTCGTCAATGAATTTTTGAATGCCGCTCTTTTTCTTTTGAGAAGCGCCTTTCGAGACGACACTTTCTTTTTTCTCGCGAGGGACCAGAGCTTCTTCTACATCATCTTTCTGGTCGAAATCGAGATTGTGGTTTGCCATTGTTTCACTCCTTAACTTACGAGTTCGATTTTCCCGGGAAGAGTAATCTTGGAACCGAGAGTCCGGCCATTTTTAATCTTCCACTGGTACGTGAGATTGCTTTTTGCTTTCTGAGCAGACACGGCATACGTTTCCGCTTTGAACCGCTCCTGAACACAGCGCTCGAACTCAAGCACTGGGCCGTTGTATACGTACTTTTTCTTCTGTTCCATTCGTTACGCCTCCTTTAGAAAATAAAAAGGGAAAGCACCTGTATAGGTACTCTCCCCTTAGATAAGTCTCGTATTACTTTTCATCAGCAGATTCTTTCGAATCCTCCTTGACCTTGGCTTCCTCGGCTTTCTTAGCCTTCTTCTCAGCCTTGGCCGCTTTCTTCTCGTCTCTCTTGGTCTTGAGTTTCTCGACCCCGCTCTTAACCTTGGGCGCGACGAACTTCTTGCCGAGAGCGTACACCACCATACCAATGGCAGCGCCGCCCGCAGCAATCAGTGCGCCTTCGCCCGCGTTAATATGCGAGTCCGAAGAAACGTAAGATTCCTCGACAGCCGGATAACCAGCGTCCATAGCCTCGTCGTTGACCATAGCCTCGTTCTCCATGATGTTAGAAGTTTCCATAGTTATATCTCCTTTACAAAATATAATTTTCGAGATCTTCTCTCACTATAGAAACTGCAAATTTCGCGAATTATTTCCAGTCCTGAAACCCGTATTTAGGCGGAGTTGCGAAATACAGCACCACACAAGGATGCCCGTGCTGATCCAGCTTCGAATCAAATTGCGCTTCGATTAACCCCCTGTCGGAATTCCACCCCAAAGTGTCGCCAATCGGTTCCACTGACTCCAAGCCAATCGAATCGTAAAACTCGTTCAAGGAAATATAACCGTAACAGCCTCGGGTCATCTCCCAATTGAGCTTGTTTACAGCATCAAGGATGGCGGTTTGGCTGGAAAGGAAATATCTACTCGTAAGTTTATCGAAGAATAGATCTGTGCCATTGCCAGTGTTCGCGACCGCATCTGGTTCTGCCGAAGCGCCTTTCAAAGCATCATCGTTGATCTTACTTTGGATCTCTTTTTCCTTGTCCTCGCCGAGCAGATCAACAACTTTCTTCTGGTACTCCTGCAATGTCGAGTCCGACAAAGCATACGCGGCCATCAATGCGGAATATCTTTTAGCATGAACTGAGTTGGATCCAATAAGGCATCCTACACCAACCACAGCGGCAACGCCGGATGAAATATAATACTTGCCGGCCACCTTGACAGTCTCTTTGACCGGCAGCTTTTCATCCTCGTTAAGGCCAAGTTCTTCCTTACGCTCCTCAATTGCTTCGATTGCATCTTTGGTAGAACTCACGGCCTCCACGGTGGACACTATCATGCTCGCGATACCAAAACCCATGAGAATTTCGGGCAGGTGATCGCTCGTAGCCTTCTTAACTACTTTGAAAATTTGTTTGAAGTTAATTTTCGTCTTCATCGTTATCCTCCTTCTTAGCATCCAAATCGATGCCGAGTTTCTTCATCCATTTGCGGAACGTACGTTCAGGATCTAGCGTAACCGTCTTATCCGCCTTATTCACATAGAGGCAACTGAGGACAAAATATCCAACGCCTCCAATCGCGAGCATACCGATGCGGTTGTGGCGGATCTTTCTGCGCATCTTATCGACGCCGAAATACTTCTCGAGCCGCTCCACTCCAGCTTCATTGAGAACGTAGCGCTCGAAGCCTCCGTTTTCGGTAATGAACCGGAGTTCCAAACTCTTTGATCTTTTCATGCAAAATCTCCTTTCAAAAATAAAAGAGGAAGCCCAATTAGGACTCCCCCTCTTTTTTAGCCAGTGCCATATTCACTTTTTCCTCAACAATTGAATCCAGTTCTTTCTCGCTGGCCCATCCTTCAACGATATTCATAACGAATCCGAGAAGTGATGCTCCAAGCCCAATAACTGCAAACTTGTTAATTTTCATAAATACAACTCCTTTCCATACTAGGAACTGCAAACTTCGCGGTTTAGTAATCCATATAGTCAGCAGTCGGTTCCCAATTGATATAGATTTGATAGTATGGGGGAGTATCCGGATCGTCGCTTTCGTACAGCCTGTAGCTGAAGTCGATGTAAGACATCCCGTACTCCATGCCTTGGCCGCAACTCCATCCAAGACCATCTCCGAGACCCTCATGGTTCTCGCCATCAAAGAGGAATTGAATATACTCGTAGAGATCGGCATAGCCACGCATCGCAAAGTTCCTATTTAGATGCGCAGCGCAATCTTTGACGTATGCAAGCGTTGAATGGAACCAAAGCCCTGTTCCATCTTCATAAACCGGAATATCAAGATAGAACAGCATGTCTTCGTCGGAGCATCCTTTCGGGACATGGATTACTCTATCTGCTGGCTGACATTTGAGCATATCCGTTGCCATAGCCTCCTTGATTTCTTTGTCAGATCCTTCGCCGAGAACCTCATCAACTTTCTTCCTGTACTTCTTGAACGCCTGATCGCCGGCAATGTAAGCGCTCATAAGAGACATTTGCTGCTTTTTGCTAAGTGCGTTAGAGCCAACGATGCACATAGACGTGCCAATTCCAGCCGCTACAGCAGGACCGAAATTGGTCGCGAGTTTGAATGCCTTCTGAATGGGCGTCTTCTCCTCCCAGTCAAACGCCGCTTCATCAGACACCTGCTTAACTGCGCCTCTTGCAGAGAGATACGCAGTCACGCCAACACCGATGACTGCGCCCCAGCTCAAGATAGACGGGGCGTTCTTTTTCAGGGTGTTTCCGATTTTGCCGAACTTCCTTCCGATTGACTGTTTGATACTCATAATTCGTCTCCTTTCAAAAAATAAAGAGGAAGAGCCCTTGTTAGGACTCCTCTCCCTGTTTCTCCTCACTCTTGGTAATGAGGTCGGTCGCGAAATCAAGAATCTTGTCACGCATTTTCTCCGCGCCCTTCCGGAAGCCGAACCAATATCCAGCTCCGACAGAGCCTCCGATAATAGCAATGTCTTTAAACTTGATGTTCATGATTCTATCTCCTTTCAAAAATGAGTTTCCATATAAGCCCTTGCAAAAATCGCGAACAAAAAGAAAGAGGCCCTGTTAAGGACCCCTCCCTTAAAAGAAGGTATGCAGGTATGTCCAAACCCTTGTTCTTCTTCCATATAAGAACGTGTAAATTTCGCGAATAAAAAGAAAGAGGCCCTGTTAAGGACCCCTCCCTTTTTGGATAGGAACGCAAATGAGAAGATGGTTATTAGTAATTTTCGCTTCTCGTGATAAACCCTAGCACAAACAAGTTCGCGAACCCAAGCACGGCGGCAACACCGCACAGCTTGAAGTATGCACCCCACGTAATAGGTTTAGCACAAAACATAGCAAATTTAGTCATAATATTTATCTCCTTTCAAAGTTTTGTTCTCTTCCATATAAGGGACTGTAAACTTCGCGAATAAAAAAAAGAAAGAGCCCGAGAATATCCCGAGCTCTTAGCTTTACCGATTTCTTCTAGATCTGCGCCGAAGAATCCAGATAATCAATGCAATACACACAATCACGTCACCGAACAGTACCACTCCGACTGCGCCGCCAATACTAGCGACAACAACCACAAGTACAGTAAGGATAATAGCGATAAGTGTCAGAATTGCAAATAATACCATAATTTCAGCACGCTCCTTTCAAAGTCTGTCATATAAGGAGGTGCAAAAGACGCGAATAAAAAGAGAAGGGGCTGTTACGCCCCAATCTCAATGGTTTCGCCATCACTTGCACCCAGCTTCACAGTGAGGCCCAACGTTTTGTACGCCTGATCGACCACTTTCATCAAGTCAAAGAACGTGTCGTCTCTGCCAATCGCGATGCCTGCCAGAACCAGCACACCGCCAACGACAACACAAACGTCTCCAACAATCCTTCCAGTAGTCTTAATCACGTTTTTCATGTTTAGTTCCTCCTTGAAATTGATTTAGTTTTGGTTCTACCATAATAGAAACTGCAAAAGACGCGAATAAAAAGAGAAGGGGCTGTTACACCCCTTAATCTTTAAGTAGATCCATGAGAGTCTGCCCTGGGTTTTCCTCAGCGTATCCGGCTTCCATTCCGATACCGATGCCCATGCCGATAATAAGAATGAGAAATCCAGAAACAACGCCACAAGAAACCGCGATTACAGTTTTCATGAATATCACTCCTTTCATATAAGAGTTTGTAAAAATCGCGAAAAAAAAAGAAAGAGCCCTCGCTAGAGCTCTCTCAATAGTTTGATGTCTTTCATGACCCACTCAAGAATCTGGTTATTTGTTGGCATACAATTATGTTTTCGTATATATTCAGTGACCCGGATATGAGTTTCGATTCCAGATGTTCCGGGCCACCTAACTATTCCAAAAGTTTCTTTGCCAACTGCATGAAAACTAACAGTAAAATCTTGAATATTCATGTAATGCACCTCCACCTAAGAAACTGCAAAAGACGCGAATCAAATATCACGTTTATCAAAGACCGTTTCCCAGCGTTCGCGCTTCAAAGGCTTCATCTTGAGCGCCCACATAATTTGGCGAAAATGAAGAGCCCTTGTTAGGACTCCTCATCGTCGTTTGTTTCGAATAGATTATAGTTCTCAAGATACTTGAGACAAAAGTCGGCAAGCACAACAAGCAGAACTGCTGTGGCAATGATCACTCCGATAACCTTCCACTCTGGGTCGTTAATGATTCCTAACGCGTATGCAATTACGCGAAAGAACCCCCACCAACTCCCGAGCGCGCCAGATAACACAGTGACGCCCACAATATAGTTCTTGAGTTTCTTGTTCATATTTTGTTCCTCCTTGAAAATATAGTTCTCATATAAGCACTTGTAATTCACGCGAAAAAAGAAGAGGCTTTGTAAATTTTGTTTTAGCCTCCTCTTTAATTAGTGATCTGTTGGTCTCCGTAATCATTTACGGGATGATTCTCACTATCGACAATCTTGTCAAGTTCTTCGCAGAACGACAATACAAATCGAACCATGATGATCAATCCGATAAGTTTCAGAATAACCATTATAGTCACTTCCTTTCCATTATAGGAAGTGTAAATTACGCGAACAAAATGAAGAGCCCTTGTTAGGACTCCTCATTGAGTAGTTCACTTCAGCAAACGCATCTCGTCCAAAATATCCGCGAGCCGTTCCCCGTTACGCTTTCTTCGGTCAATCTCCACCCACTCAGAGTTCGAGGGTTTTCTCCGCAGCTGCCAGTAGTGGCCCAAAGATCTATCATAACAATAGTTCTCCTTCAGATACTTCTCTCTGTGCTGCAAGTTGTGCTTACCAACGGCTTTTACACCGGCAGTAACCACTCCCGCGGCAGCAGGAACAAAGATCATCAGCTCAGTCTTATTGTTCTGATAGAAGTTATAGGCTTCCACCTTCTTCTGCTGGATCCATTCTCTTCTCTTAGCGCGCTTCCGTGCCCGTTCAAGCTCCTTAGCGTCAATAACAGTTCTTTCGTTCATTTGAATGATCTCCTTTCACAAAAGTAATGATTTACTCCGTAAAAGAGGTTGCAAAACCCGCGAAAAAGAAAGAGGCCATGTATAAAACACGACCTCTCGCTTGAATCATTTCTTCCAGAATGTTGTAACCTTGTTCGCGGTATTTCTCACCAGAGGCGAACAAATGTTGCCGGTCTTCTCGAAATTCAGCCCGAGTAAGAACATTGCACCGCCGGCAATCGTAGGTCCGGCAATCTCAGCCACACGAAGCCAGAAGTTTGTTTTACGATCTTTCTCGCGATCCGCCTGTTCCTTCTCATACCGCTCAGCTTCCTCAGATTCCCTCATCAGGTCTCTTTCAACTGCAGCGGCCTGAGTCGAAACATCGTCATCGTGTTTCATCTCGTTAATCCGCAAACCATCCAGCTCCTTGAGCCGAGTTGCCATGTACTCATACTCTTGCGATGCAGGTTCCACAGACTGCATTGCCGTTTGAATCCGGACAATCTCCTTGTTCAATCCAGTAAGAATCTCGTTATCCATAGATTTTACTCCTTTCTAAAGTAAGATTCCACTATAGCCCCTGTTAATTTCGCGAATCCTCGAGATAGCTTTCAGTGCTCACGTCCAAGGCGACTACGGTCTTAGACGAAATATCGCCGACGCCTTTGTAGATTTCAAGGAACATCAAAGGCTGCCCTTCTGAGTCAGACGAGTCGATTCGCAAGGTTCCAACGGGGTCATAAGTCTCGTTGACGCGCTTATTAATTCGACGCTCGGTAAATATCCATCCGAATAAAATGCCAAATCCGAGGCATCCAAGACCGAAAAGAATGTGGCCGAGAATTACTGTGTTCATGTAGTAGCTCCTTTCACAAATAGCAAAATATCACATAAAGACGGCTGATCCAGTATTTGTTCTTCTTGCTGGGTTCTTCCTTTACAAACGTGCCCATAATTAGTGGCCCCTTTCGAAAAAAAAATTTAGAGAATCTGTAACTGACCGGCTGCGCGACCTTTTCTCCTAATGCGGACTGATCTTATCGTTTTTCCCTCCGATCGATTTAACGTTATCTGCTCTGCTCTCCACAGACTACGCTACAACGATTACATTTTCTCCATATAAGGATTTGCAAATTTCGCGAAGCCAGAGATCGTTGGTTTGGCAAATTTTAAAGACTGTGTAATTTAAAAGAGCCCATCTCAAAACTGAGACAGGCTCTTAAAAGTATTACTGCTTTTCTTCGAGGATTTTGAGTCTCCGGTCGTAAGCATCGAATCGTTCGTCGATCTTTTCTTCCAGAGCCGGGATCCTCATGGCGAAATTGTTATGCTCACCGACGCGCTTTTCCAGTTGCTCAAGTCTGAAATTCACAAGCTTCGAAGACACGATAATGCCTCCGAGTGTCCCGACAAGAGTTCCGATTAGTGCCAGAATACCAACGATCACTTCACTCGGCACGTCAGTTCTCCTCCTGTTTTAAATATTCCAGGATGATGTTCCACACGGCAGCGATTGCAGCAGACAAAGCCGCCGCAACCGTCGGGGACAAAAAGATCCAAACGGCGCCCCAACTCTCAGGCCAGCCACCGGACAGAAGCGACACGACCGCCGGAATCAGGACGCCGAAGAACGTCTGTATGAAAGTTTTACATGATCGAACCATCCAATCTTTCTTCATTTTAAGTTTACCTCCAAGGTTAAGACACGACTTCAACGTAAATACCAACCAAGTCCTTCAGGTAGTTGTAGACCGGGTTTATCGTGTCTCTGGTGCAGCGGTACACAACGCCATCCTGAGAATAATACTTTCCCTGCTCCAGCGCCATGTTATTGTTGTAGGCGATCGGATGCTCGGGGGTCAAGCCATCTCCGGGAAGTGCAACTTCCTCATACAGAGCAGCCGTATCAATACTCGGCGGAAACTGTGCCTGAGATTTATGTGACTGGCGCACACGAAACAGCTTTCCGAAGTATCTGAATCTGGTCCCCAGTTCATAGTCAACATCGGGGGCCCATTCATTATACAGTTCAACAGCTTCCAGCGCATCTTCATCCGACAGAGAAGCAGATGCTTTCACAATGAACGGCCGTAAAGAACGTGCTTTTTCCTGAGGCGTCATTCAGATTCCCCCATTAAAATATCGTAGGCTTCGGCCTTGTCGTCGCGTTCAATTTCAGCCGCAGTCGGTTCCGCTTCCTCCGTTCTATAGACAATCTGCTGCTCAAGGTATCTCAAAAGTTTCATACTTTACCCCTCCTTATGCAGCGTCGTGCAGAGTGATGAGCGCCGGTTCACCGACATGGCCGCTGGCAGTATTGGATTCTGCAATAATTCTCACAGCAAGCTGCCACTCAGACGTTTCCTTAGTCATGTTCGTAAGCGTAGCAACTCCACCATTTTGAATTTCAACCCAAACGGGATTGGCGTCGCCAGCGTTATTCGTCACGTAGTAAGTAGCAGATGCAATGCCGGTCTCAGCAACGACCAGTTTAACCTGCGCCGGACGTACAGCCGAGGATCCGACCGGAGCAATGGCGTCGATATCCCAAGTCGTTCTACGACCGTCAGGAAGCAGAAAGATGGTCTCCTCTCCCTCATCGCTGACAAGCGTATCCGGGTCGAAGGACAAAGCGGGACGCTGCCAATAGCCGCCACTCGCAGCGCCGTGCGTGCTCGCGCTACCACCCGTGCTCACGATCCGAAAAATCGCAGAAGACGATGCTGAGCGCATCCACCAATAAACGGCAGTATTATCTGCGCTTTGGCCGATTCTCGCAGTATTTGCGGTTGCGGTGTTGTAATACGCCAACAGAGCAGGCAGAAAACTCTTGCCCTCGGCGGTTCCGCTATAACCAAGGTTCGTATACGACAGCGCGAAGCATCTTCGGGTGATCGTCAGATACTCGACCGTACCGCCCTCGCTCTTGGTATAATCAGTATAGGTGATGCTGGTGTAGTTGAGCGCATTGATTGTAGCCGCGTCGAATCTGGAAAGGAAACCGGAAGTCTCGTTCTCCATCCAGACATCCGCTTCGCAGCCGTCATAACTCGCGACGTTCGAACTGTGCATTCTTTTTGCCAGCGCCGCGTTCTTGCGTAGGACAAGACAGTTATTGCTCTCATCCTGCCCCAGATAAATATAAGGGGTATGAGTTGTAGTGCCGGATACAGTTTCATCCAGATAGATCTCTGTACCCTCAGCAAGCTGAGATATGGTCCGTGCCATTATCTCCCTCCTTCAAATAAACCGGCACGACTCTCCAATGAATTTTACCTCTGTCGCAATGAACGATTTTCAGTTGGAGACCATACGGTTCTAACATTTTGTTAAATTTGCGGTCGGTAGCTTCGACCATGTTTCGAGTGTTGCCTTTCGAAGCATGCACTCGCCAGCAGAAGTATTTCACCGCAAGCTGTTCGCCGGAATACTCGCCGCGGCCGTACTCTTCTGCCATAAGTCTTAAATGCCCGTTCTTGCCGGTGCGCTTCTTTTGAGCATATCTGCGGATCACTTTGCCCGAGTCGGTGAGGCGGAAGTTAAACCCGAGAAAATCGAAATTGTCGTAACAAATCCTGCTTTTCGGGTTAAGCTCCAGTCCGATAGAATCTAAATACTCAGGCTCCCACTCCAGAAATTCGTGCAAATCTTCTTCCTTCTCGACCATGATTACAAAATCGTCCATATGTCGCGTATAATAATGAAATCCGAACCGATCCATTACGTAATGGTCGAATTCGGACAGATACAGATTGGCAAGAAGTTGATTTTGCTGAAGGCCAAGTGCAAGCCCTTCTTCGCAGAGATCGACGTACATTTTCATGAGCCATTTAACATCTGTATCAAGAATATACTTGTCGATCAGCTGCTTTGCCCGCTCATGAAGAATGGAAGCAAAGAAACTATGAATATCGCCTTTGTAGACGACCGGCATCTTATGATACTTTCTCCAAAATTCATGGAGAAGCATCTCAATACGCTCAATTCCTTTGTCGTTTCCATAACCAATACGGTTCGCAGTGGCAGCAGGCGTCAAAGGTCTTGTAAGAGCTTCAGTTGCATACTCGTCACAGATCAAATGCTGGACGAGCTTGTCCTCGATGCCAGGAACATGAAGATCTCGCGGTTTCGGGCTCTCGATATGCTTGTGGCGAAGCGGAAAGGGTATAAATTCGTGATTGATGAGCCTCCACAGAAGATCCATCAACCGGAATTCTCTTTCGCACCAGTATCTTCGTTGGTTTGGAGCATCCCGCTTCCCTTTTCGGACTCGACGTAATGACGTTTCCAGCTTTTCATAATTGAATACCGTTGATAGCCCTCCTCCCTTGGGATTCCGGCATCAGTATTTTATATTGAGGGGTCGGCTCCTTTGTCCCGTGCCCGCGCGAGCACGAATCAAGTCGTGACGCTGCCAATAGTTGCCATTCGTAGCGTTGTTCGTGTTCGCGTTACCATTCGTGTTCACGTTCCGAAAATTCGTAGAAGACGATGCTGAGCGCATCCATCAATTAACGGCAGTAATGAATAGTCAATCCCTATAAATCAATTGAGTCGGTCAAGAATGAACTGGATAGCACGCCTGGTTTCATCGGCCTGACTGATCCAGTTAGCCCTCTGAGTTGGCGTGATCCACTGCTCCTTAATGGCAACCCTGACTACATGTGCTAAGTAGGCACAATTCGAAGACGCTTTTGCAAGCTCCTTCTTCTCGTCCATGGTTTTACGCGCATCCTCAGAAAGCAGAAAGACCGAAATTTTCTGGATGGCCATTGCTGTCTTGATAAGTTCGACAGTATAGACATCCAGAACTGCTCCGGCCTCTTGTTTCTTCTTGAGAGGTATTTTATTGAGAATATGGATCGTCTCGCAGGCAAGCGCGTCTGCTTGGATGTTAAAATTGTAGTATTTTGAATCTGTCGACTTACTCATTACACGCCAACGATATAACCATATCTCGAATTGAGGGCACCGGACGTAATCGTCGGAGCCTCTGTGACATAGTCTGCGATATAGACATCCACGTCGGCAAGAGACGCATCACCGCCACCTCCGCCACCAGTCGTGATGCTCTGGATCTCGCTCACGAACCCGGCTGGGAACGCAAGCTGACTTGTGCCGCCACTTTTGGCGCGGATAGCGTCGGCAACATCGCCAAGATCACTGTCAAGCTGGGTGGAGTCTACCAATTTGTCAAGCGCCATTAGTAGCTACCTCCCTGCCATACCGTCATTGTAACAGCGGTAATGTTGCCGTCAGAGCCGACGACCATGAATTTACCGGCATTCGCAGCACCCTGGGACTTGTCGAGTTTGCCGGAGATGTCTTGATGACTCTGCAACGCCGTATCTGCTTTGCCAAGGCTGGCCTTCACATCGTCAGCGAGATCGGATTTCGGAATGCCACCGGACGGTTTGGTGTAGTCGCCAGTATTCTTGGTAAACCCCCAACCGCTGACAGTTGACTCCGTTACAGTCGGAGGAATGACCGTATCGGATGGTAGCGCGCCAACCTCGGAGGCCGTGTAGCTCGGTTTCGTTGCGGCTTTTGCCCATTCCGGGACAGTCGGATCAGTCTCAGTGACGCTTACGCCATGCTCATCCAGATACGCTTCGACAGCGACGGCAATCTGCTCAGGAGAAACGCCGCCGCCAGCTCCGCCTTCTTTGAGAAGTTTCTCCACTCTACTAAGCAGAGGAGGGCTCCCACCTTGGAGGATCTCTTCTACTCTGGAATCAAGAGGTTCTGCCATAGAATATCAGTCCTCCTTATTTGTTATATGCATCGTGCATGTACTTGACCTTGGCATAGCACTCGGAGCAATGCACGTTGGTGTCATGAATAATATTGTCTAGCCGCTCAGGCATTTCTTTGTAGACTTTTTTGAGATTGTCAGCCTCTTCGCTGAACATTTTATACAGATTAGAAGCATGATTAAGTTCTGCAGCGCTCATGTCGACAAACATTTTAGCCCACGCCGGATGACTCGCTTTGGACTCCATGGCCATCTGAATATACCGCTTAGCGCTTTCCAGCTCGTCCTTAATCTGCTCGTGAAAATACTCAAGCATAAAACGATCCTCCGTTCTTTATAAGCGATTAAGTCGAAAGTTTCTTATCAATATAACCGATAAAATTCGAATAGATCTTAGCCTCACTAGTAGTAAGATCATCCCCGACAACATCCTCACCAAATTTCCGATTGATCGCATCCGCAACATTCGGAGCGAAGTAAGTTTCGTCAGCACCATTAAGAACTAAAGTAAACGGGTGCTCAGCATAATACGCGACTGCTTCCTCCACAGAATTGAGATTACTAATGCACAGCTGGAGCGTACTACCGCCCCAATAAGCAAGCACATAATAGGGTTCACCATTGCCGACTTTTGTTCCGGCAGAACCATTGCCACCGGCATAAGTCTTCAGACCAGTGTTTGCTCTATCAATTAGCTCAGCGATTTTCGCGTCAGTAGTTGCTCCAGGGATCGCAGTTTTTACCGCATCGGTAACAATCACGTAGATCATATTACCTTTTACAAAAGCAGTGCTCTCATTGAGTTCGATTTCGACCTTAGCGGAGCCGGAGTCCGGAAGACGATCGATTTTGAGATTTTCAGAATGCTTGCTGACGTCGTTGATGTTAATAGTGTAATAATGCCTCGGATTCGCACAGAATGTGATAAACGGAGTGTTCCCGACAGTCTCCATCGAAGTGACCATCTGACCATTTTCGTCCCATTCGATCAAATCCAGATAAGGAAGACGGCCCTTCACATCATCGTGAATTTTGTAATGGGCGTTCTCGAGAGTGAACATATGGAGGGTGGCTCGGCCTTCGAGCTCCTCGTATTCGCCGGTATCAACATTATAACGGGCACCTTCGATCCACTGTAGATCACTCGGGCGAGCACCTTCGGGAAGAGGCTGGCTAGCGGCAGAGTCTCCGCCAATGTTATTTGCGATCTGCTTTTCCAAAGGAGTGGCCGGCGTAACAAATGGATCAGACTTAGCAATCCGTTTCAGTCGGAAAATATTTTCAGCCATTTTGACCCCTCCTTACTTCTTCAGCTTGTTGATCATATTGACCAGCATTTCGAATTTATTATTGACGTGACGGACCATAATGGCGGACATCTTGGCTTCGGTGTAGGTCAAGTTGACATCCGTGGGATTGACCTCAGCAGGAGTGCCGCCATCGATAGAGCCTTCATTAAGCAGCTCTTTAATGGCGCCTTCCCAATAGTCAGGAATGTCCTTCACGTCGCCATACATAACCTTTTTGACCTCATCCTGGACGATCTTTCTGATTTCAGCTTCAGTCATATCGATCTCCTCCTCTGCGATTCTCTTCTTAAATGCGAGCCACTGAGATTCATCTCTAACCCACGGCTCAGGACACTTCTTCCAACAGACATCATAGTGCCGGATAACATGGTCGGCAGCGATGTTATACTCGCCCATCAGCCAACGGACAAGTTTGACGGCATTGTTGACCGTCTCAGGCTCGATATACCACACGCCGTTGCTATCTTTCTTGCAGCACATCTCGATGCCGATGGAGCGCTTGTTCGTGCTATACTGGCCGGGAGTGTTCCAATAAGGAGCTCGTCCACCGCTGTAGTCGACTCCGCAATGACCAGCTGCTCTGCTAAGAGGACAGCTATATACGATCGTATACTCGTCGACAAAGAAGTGCGCGGAAGCTCCGATATTGGGAGTGTTGCCGTAGTAATTGCCATTGTTGATCGCGGTGCTGACTGCGCCAACGTAATGCATGACGATGTACTCGAAGTTGGTGCCATAGCGATCCCACGTATTTGTGTAGTGGGCAGGCATAGTGATCATTTCAGGCTTGGTTGCCATACTAAATATCACTCCTTTTCTTTGTGCAGTCTTTTCCGGGAGGGCATCCTCGACTGTGCTCGTTATCCAGACAGTAATGGCACGCTTTTCCAGTCTTGTAACGCCCTCGATTGTAAAGCGGACGATAGTAGATGCACCCGACGCATTCTTTCACGTCGGGCCAGCATAAGCATCCAATATACAACTGTCACTCCTCCAACAATCCGCTATACTTGTGGTCGTCTATCCAGATTACCGGGAGTTCTTCTTCCTCTTCGGGTTCGGTAGTTTGATCTTGGTTCATAGCGTTAAGTTGGTAGGTCTTCGGTGTAGTAGAAGCCAGAGAAACTCCTACTAGTGCCAGAAGAAATCGACGCAGTAGTTGCCACACTGATATAAGGAATATTACTACTTACATTTGTTCTTGTAATATATGCATTTTGAAGCCGATTATTGAATCCTTGATACGGCACTGCTAATACTCCCATGGCAACTGTTGATCCGTTTATAAAATATGGCTTATAATAAAGATTCGGATCGAATGCAATACGCTGTTCTTTCGCGTCACTAAGGGAGCCCTCTATCGCGCCGATTGTTGTTATGGTCAGCGAAAACATAACGATTCCAAGAGATTGACAATAATGCGCTTCGACATTGTCGATAGAGCCAACATTACTTGACTGCCCGGAAGTTGTAAAACCAAACACCGAGGAATCCAATTGAGTCCATCCAGAACTTCCACCACCGGAATTCTGCAATGCCTGATAGATAACTTTGTTCTGAACGGGGTTCTCACTTGTTGCGGACAGCGCAGCGTCGACGGTAATACTAGACTCGCCAGATCCACCTCCGGCATTTTGAATCGCTGTGTATACGCCTCCAGATGTCACCGGATTCGTGCTGCCTTGAGTCGGAGCAGTGTCGAAAGTTAGAGCGTCCTGTTTACCTCCAAGAGCATCGGCAAGATCCAGCCCCATTTCTTCGATTGCCGCATACGTGCCGCCACTTGATACGGCATTATCGCTCAGAGGAGTCGGATTCGCGTCAATAGTAATGTCCGATCCGCCTGCATTCTGGATGGCTTCATACACCCCGCCAGAGGTAACGAGATTCTGACTGTTCTCAGTTGGAGTCTGGTCAACCTGAAGCTGGATGCTGCCAGATCCGCCCTCAGAAGCCTCGAGCGCCGTAACTCTGGAGTTAAGCGCTGCAATCGCATCCTGCTGGGCCTGCGTATAAGCTTCCTGACCGCCAGTAAAGCCCGGAGTGACGTAGACTTTCTTAAGCTTCGTAGACCACTGGCTTTCAACCGTGGTACCGGAGGTTGTTCTGATACGAACCTGGAAGAACGCCCAACGCTTTTCAACAAAGAACGCAAACGGAATTGTCCAGCGGAAAATGCAATAGTCTCCATCAAGAGTCCACAAATCCATAACCGCTCTGTACGACTCTTCCGGCTTTTTCGGATCGAACCCGTACACAACTTCGGCAGATTTAGCGGAAATATCTACGCCGCTGATGAGCTTCGGGATATGGAACAGCATGACCTGAAAGCTGCCGTCGAACTCTACGAAGCCCGGGTTAACGGACATAAATCGAATTTCTCTGGATATAACATCCACGCTCGCATGGAGCGAATTTTCAAGCATTCAAGTCACCCCTTATAAACTTTACTCATGTATGCAGACATGTAAGTCGGCTCACCATCTCGAGTCTCGACTTCGTTGGAGGCCCAAACGCGAGAACTCGCAACATCTTGGAAATTCAGTTCGATCTTTCTGATGGGTAATGCGAAGACCTCGTCCACACCGAGATCATGCGGAGCCGAAGTTATTTTGACGTAATCCAACAAGTCATACGGGACCTTCAAATCATCGATCCATGCAAGATCCACTGCCTCGATTTCCGTCTTGATATAGGCGGTCATCCGGCTGAGAGTCCGAGTCGCCCAGAACATCAAATTTTCGTAGGTTTCAGTGTCGCTAAATTCGACTACCTTTTCGATTGCACCGAATTCCTTAATCAGCTCAGTATGCCATATTCTCTTATACTGCATACATGTTACTTGACCGTCATAACTATCGGTGTATTTCGGATATGCGGCCAAATTCCATTCCGGATACGGCTGACCATGACCCGTCTTTTGATAAGGCATATCGTCGGTCGGCGTGTATTCCGGAGCGTCAAATATTGTGAGATAATCTTCCTGGTAGTGAGGATTGTACTTCCTTACCCGGAACGTGTTGGATGCCAAATCGTACATGGCGAACTTGATGTGATCGACGCCTTCGGGAATTGTGATCTCGTAATCCGTCACCGTATAAGTGACTTCCTCGACAGTGCCGGTTTCGGAGTCCTTATTACTCTTAATCGACGGACCTGCCTGCACAAGTATCCAGGAGCCGCTTTCGTCGACTTTGAACATTGCGTACGCCAGCATCCCGTCTTCGACAGAGGAAAGACTCGGAATAGTCTGAGTTACGAAATATCGATCGCCAGGAGAGACCGCTATATTGGGCAGCACGGCATAGTTTGAAGATACGCCGGTCGTATTCTTACCATCTTTGTCAATGTAAGTGCCCGTGAGAACCGAGGTGCCATCCCCAGTCGCAGTATCGGGGTCTATGACGTATACCCGATCGGTGTCGTGGAGTGTATTTTCGATCATCACCCAAGATTTCTCGGCATCACTAAGACTTCGGCCATGTGGAATAACCACAGTAGCAAAGTCGGCACCTGCTGCAGAGCGAGTAATATCAACAATATTACTGCCAAATCGCATCTTCTGAGAAACCGGATGCCGTTCTGAAGAATATGCATCGATGTAGTCGAGGTATCGAGTCACAGTATCTCCAGACAGTTCATAGCGGATTCGCATTTCTCCGCCGTATTTATTGAGTAAATGAGTTGTAATTGTATCGAAAGTGCTCTCGCCATCGAGCTCATACACATGATAGAACTCTTCCTGAGAATCGACCTCACGAATCAACTCATTTTGAATTTTCTTGCAATAGGAAACATCGCCCATGAAAATCTGCCTATCTGCACTTTCTGCATTCTCAAGAACCGAATTGTGGTAATCAATGATTCTTTGAAGATACATGTATTCCGGCATAGAATCGGACCAATAGACAATGTTTCTGTCCACCACAACATCCTGTTTCCCTTCCATATAGGAAACGTCGGAGTTGCAGCATCGGAATTTTGGTTGAATTGTGTCATTGAGATAGGCCAGAGCGCCCTCGTAAGTGAGAGACCGGTTGTTATACGAGTCTCTGTCCTCATCAAGAAGACGCCCTGACCAGATGATTTCCTCAATGCCCTTCCGAACCCTAACCACGTAGAGCTTGGAAGTCATGAAATTTAAGGAGAAGCGTTTCCACTTCTTTTCGCTAATGGTGAATTCGAGAGAACCAGCGGTATTGGACTCCATCGTGAGTTTTGGTTCTTTCAACCACTGCTCTCTCTCGGGCGCATTCGTGGCATATAAAACTTTGCCATCCGAATACCTCGGCTCAGCAGTTACAATCTTATAATACACAAATGCGCCCTCCTTAAATATTAAGATACGTACAGATAGACTTCGTTGGTGGTAGTGTACGTGCCGAGAGAATCAGTAACGATGCAACGAAGCTTCACTCCGTTCCACACGAAAGACCCGGCCGGTGTGGTAATAAACAAGGTCGATCCGGTTGCGCCGTTGATAGTCGCGCCCATGACAGTGCCGTTTCTCAAGTTAGAGTAACTCGACCCGTTATTCGTCGAATACTGCCACTGATAACTCAAGCTTCCACCCGCGGTGCTGTTGGCAACAACACTGAAGGTTGCCTGATCGCCGTCGGTGACGCTCTTGCTACTCGGCTGAGTCGTAATGGTAACAACCGATGTTGTGGGCGTTGATTCATTCACAGTAAGCGTCGCATAATCCGAAGTGACGGAGCTTGTAATCATTCCATCGTTGTCGGTAATAACACAACGGTACCGCATGCCATCGAAGTCAGAAGCGTGCTGTGACGTATTAACTCGCAGAATATTGCTGTTGGACCCACTGTAAATAGAACCGTCAACAATATTCACCCAGTTAGAAGACCACGGATTTTGAGACTGCCATTGGTAACTCGGGTTGTACGCATCGACCATAACAGAGAATATCGTAGAATCTCCAGCGGTAACAGTCCTGTCGACAGGCTGCTGAGTAATGTGCGCAGTTGACTCGACAACAGTAAGTGTTGCGGAGTCGGATGTAATGCCATCCGAACCGGAAAACACAACGCATCTGTAACGATGATTGTTTAATCCAAGAGTAACATTGCTCAGAACTAGTTGCCTTGAGTTGTAACCATTGACGCTGACCGCAGTCCGATCCGGGTACACATTGGACTCAAAGAACGTCCACGTATCGGATCCAGCAGTTCCAGAACCAGTATTCCACTGCCAACGATAACCCAAATCTTCGCCAGTCGCATCGACAGTAAAGTAGACAGTATCGCCAACAATCGCTGCCGCAGGACTCGGTTGCTGAGTAATCGTGATAGTGTCGGAGCCACTGCTCTCATCGTTGAGGTCATACCAATACTCGATAGTAATATCGGTAATCGTCTCAGTTCCGGCCGTTACAGAACGTTCCGCAGAGAAGAGAACCATGAACTGACACTTGTTCGTACCGCTATCGTTAGACACAACATCGGCAGTGAGCTTATTATCGATGGTGTTGGTGATAGTGGAAGTCTTATTGATGCCGAGTTCGTCATTCCAATATGTTACGTCGGTCGACATGCTGGTTGTGTTTGCAGACGGAGTGTAAGATACTCTGACATGCAGCGGAACGTGTTTCATACCGGTTGGAAGATTCTCAAGAGTGATAAGCGGAGAAGTGACGTACATGTAATCCATGCCTTCTGCGAACACAAGATCCTGCATATGGATAACGCCGGCATCGTCTTCGCTGGAACCGCCGCCAGAAGAACCGACATTGATGTAACAGCCGGTCGTATTCTTCCACTTGCCGTTTCCATCAGTTATTATACACCGATACTCTCTGCCGTTCATCGCATCTGTAATAGACAACGTGAGCGAATCGGTGTTGTGACCGGGGTCGTCAGACTTGATGTAATCGCCGCTGGAGCCGTCGTTATACTCCCAAGAGTAGGACAGATTGTAGCCTTCCGCAACTACATCAAGAGTTACGATTTCGCCAACTTCGGCGGTGACCATGAGAGGCGGATTCGTGATGATTTTGATTGCGTTTTCGTCGTCATGACCGCCATCGCCGGAACCATCTTCATCGTAGCCAGCCGCATACTCCGGCCAGACAATGTTGCCCTCGAGGTCGTACTTATAAGGACGGAGGCGATAATTGATCACGATGCGACTCCAACCGGCATTGGAACGCCACTCATTCATCCAGAGGCGGCCTTTATACATGCGCGTAGGATCATCGTCGAGAATGACTTCGAAAGTCCTGCCGTGAATGGCCGCCTGGATCTTGTCATAGATCTTCTGCCAACGGTAGCGGCCACGATCCTCTGCGTCAAATAGAGAATACTGGTCAACGTCACCCGGATTGAGGACAACAAATTCCCAACTGCCTTCTCTGTCTGAATAAGTGGGATTGCCAACGAGAGCCTCGGAAAAGTCGAGACTCCCGTTAGCACCTAAAATATCCACATAATTGCTCTTGGGCTGAGCCGGAGCAATACTTGGACGGGTCGGGGCAATCAAGTGCCAATCGTCAAACGTATTGTACGACTCGTCGCCGTTTCGGAACGTAATTGAATGGTCCAATTACATGCCCCTCCTTCTGTAAGATGTTCTTCTACCGAGGTCTTTATCAACCTTGGTTCCGAGAGCGCCCACCATTTCGCCACTATCAAGGACAATGTCGATTTGGTCGATTCGCTCGTTAAGTCTGGTAATATCTTCGCGGACTCCGTTAAGAGCCTCGAGAAGACTGCCGTTGCGGGAAGAGTTTGCCTTGTCCAGCTTGTCAATGTAATCCAGCACCACACCATTGGCGTCCATTTCTCCGGAGATGGAGGTGGAGAGAGCCATGGCTTTCGCGCCAGAGACGGCAGAGCTGATTTCGCCAAGACCATAAGACACACTGGTTGTGTCGAGTACGGGAGCGATGACTGGTTTGAACTCGATTCCACTGTTAATCGCGTCGTCAATTGCAGACAAAGACGAAGCGACAGCGGTGACAGAGTTCTCGCCAATGGAACTGGCAGTTGCATAGACAGCGTTAGCATAGTCATTCATGCCGATAGCAAGACCTTCGCCGAAATATCTACCTCTGATACGAGCTTCTTTGGATGGGGAGCTCTCGTCAGTGGCAGCTTCATAGCCTTCGAGAGATTTCTTGCCAAGGTTGAAACCAGC